ACTATCCTTCAACATTGGCTTATTAGTAAAGTATGTACACTGATAAAATAGAACTATTAGATAAGTACTTGAGAATGTAATGTACAATATTACTGGTTCTGGATCTGATAATTATACAACTCGGATGGGTCCTGGCAATCCTTTAAATCAAGGTGGCATTAATTTTTTAAATAGATATAGACAAGGAGTACAACCTGGAGGATTTAATATAACTCAAAGTGGTGGTAGTTTAATAGATGATTTAGGTCGAGTAACGACATCAGGAGGTGGAGGAGGAAGAGCAGTTGTTAATACAGCAGCAAATGCAGCATTAATTCCAGGTATAGGTTCTATTGGTGATTGGACTGCAAAGATGGCTACTAAAGTAAAAGGTAGTCCATATACTCAAGCAGGTAAAGAATTAGTAAAAGAAGCTGTTGCTGGTACTCCAGGAGCTGTAAGTAAAGGAGCAAAAGGTTCAGTTGGTTTAGCTAGAGGACTATTTGGAACGATTGCACCAAAAGCATCAGTAGCAGCATCTAACGCTAGTAGAATAGCTGGAATGACAGCAGCTGGAAATATCTTAAAAGGTGGTGGTAGTGTAGCTCAAGCACAAAAAGCTGCAAAAGTTGCAGGTATAAAAGCAGGAGGGAAAATAGCTGGAAAATGGGCAGCAAGAAGAGTTCCTTTCTTAGGAGCAGGACTTGACCTTGCAGCAGGTGATCCTTTAGGAGCAGCAGGAACACTTGCAGGTGGTGCAATAGGTTCCTTCGCAGGACCAGTTGGTACTGTTGTTGGTTCAATGATTGGTGGCACAGTTCTTAAAGGTGGTAGACAATTACTTAGCCCAATATTTGGTGATCCTAGTGATCCTTTAAGCGGTAGAGATTGGAGTATTGGTGGTATGCCTATAACTCCATATGCAAAGACAAAACGAAGTATGGAGAAGCAAGCAAAATTATATACAGATATACAGTTGCCATTAATGGAACAAATTAATAATGCACAGTTTGAGAGAGAGATGAGGATGGCTAGACTAGGGATGGCTCAAAACCTCATGAGTTCTACTAACCAGCTCATGGCTCAAGCTTATGGCACTAGCTCTTACTAAAGGACATTAGATATGTACAACTTTCAATCTTTATTAGGTAACAACCCCACTCTTATGGCAATGGGTCAATTAGGTCCTATTAGCTCAGATGTAACTCAGATGGTTAATCCTGAGAAATATATAAAACCTGCCAAAAAAGAAACTACAAAAACTCCTGGACTTAAATATGATCCAAGATCAGGAACAATGATAGGAGAAAATGCTCCTGAAGGATTCGGAAGATATTGGGCTGGTTTTACAGATATATTTACAGGAGGAGATGCAGATCAAAGAGGACATGGTGGGGGAGTAAAATCAGAAGGAGGATACGGTGAAGTTGCTCCTGGTCATAAAACAAAAGTTGGTGGAGAAATAGTAGAGATACCTGACAAGAAGAAACCTGACTTTGAGCAGACAACTGGAATGACTATGGAAGATTGGATGAAGAGGAATGAAGAGATGCAACTAAGAGTTGGAAAAGAAAAATTTAAACAAGAACAATTGGCAAGAATGCCTGATTTAATGCATGCAGCTTTTGGTGGTTCTTATGCAACTGCTGCCGCACCAGGAAATGCAAACTTGGCACAAATAGCAGCCGCTTCTCGTCCTTATCAATTTAGTGGTGTCAATATTCCTACTCGTACAAACTTTGCCGCTTTACTAGGCTGATGATTAAAGACTTAGACACTATAAAATGGAATATAAGACGGAGGTGTAAATAACATGGCCTTTCCTTGGATGGCAGCTGCAACATTAGGTGCAGGTATTTTTAGTGGAATGGGTGCTGCCAGAGGAGCAAGGCAGAGTGCTCAAGCCACGATGTATGGTGCTGATAAACAATTTGCAGCATCTAAATATGGAACAGAAGCTGGTGCTTGGAACCAATTGATGCAGCTTAATAATGCAGCAAGAGGTGAACGTGAAGCAATGGCAAATGCAAAAGAAATGGCATTGTTTGGAGTTGATACTTTAGATAGAAAGAGATCAAGAAATAAAAGAGAAGATGCTTTAAATATGCTTGCAATACAAAATAGTCCAGAAGCAAGAAGTGTTTCTAGATTCCAAAATTTAATGAATGCTTCTGCATCTGCTTATCCTTCGCTTGCTAAAGGAGAAGCAATGTTTGGTCCAACTGGTGCAGGTAGACGTTTTAGACTCACAGGTACGGTTTAATGGCTTGTTCAATTCTCACATCCGATATACTTCTACCTAACGGAGAAAGGAAATCTATAAAAGATTTAAAAGTAGGAGATATTGTCGATACTGTTGATCAACATACTTTTAATCGTGGTACGCATAAAGTTGTCTTTGTAAATAAAGAAGAATCTAAATTACTTGATCTTGATTTCTCTGGAGAAAAGATTACTTGTTCTCCTAACCATAAATTCTATTCAGTCAATAGAAAGAAATGGATTAAGGCTAAAGACTTAAGTAGAGGTAATACAGTTGCAACAATAGAAGGAGAATTAGCTCTTACTAATCGTAAAAAAACAGAAAAAGGTGATGTTATTCATCTAACTGTTGAAGATGCTCATACTTATGTTTCAGGTAAGTTTTTAGTACATAACAAAGGCAATACAACAATTAACTATCCGAAAGAAGAAAAAGATACTACGTTCCAAGATTATTTAAAAGCAGAAAATCGTAAGAGTGAAGATAGAGATTATAGAGATTGGACAACTCAATTACAGGCTTACAAGACTAAGAAAGGTAAGCAAGCTTCTGGTAGAGCAGGTTGGGATGCATTTAAGCAAGGTGTACACACCAAGTTAGGTAAAGGATTAATTGACTACAACCAAGCTGAAACTCAGTTAAAAGATTACGCCACAGATTACAACTTAGCTGACGGTAGTGTTGCATGGTCAGGTGGTACTGATCCACGTGAGATGTGGGATCGTTATAAAGATAGTGATGGTCCTGAAGGTGGATGGACTACTGCTCCAACTTATACGACTCCTGATAAATGGAAGAACTGGAGTGTTAATACAGCATTAAATAATTTAGGTACTTTCTATCATGGTGGAGGAGGAAGTACTACAGGAGGAAGTACAGGTACACCTGCTGCTGGTAATTGGTTAGAACAATATTATAAAAATAACAATATAGGAGGACAAGGTGGTTCTTTAGATGCAAATGCAAAAGCTTATTGGGAAGGACAAGCTGCAACTTTAGGACAAGATAAAGTAAAAGATATTATCAAAGGTACTGCACAAAAACAAGGTACATGGGGTGGTCCAAGTACTACTACTGATACATCGACTTCTACTACATCAACGGATTACTCTACAGGAGGTCTTTTAGGAAAAAGAAGAGATACGAATATAAGAGCAGCTTATGAAGAAATTTTAGGTAGACAAGGTACTGCTGATGAAATAGCTAAAGCAAAAGAAAGATTTACTTCTGGTTATTACAAAGATATTGATAGCTTTAAGACAGGTCTTACATCTGGTTCTGAATACAAGGATAAATTCCAGCGTAGCTATTTAGAGAACTATTACGACACAATGTATGGTAAAGAGGAAAGAGATGCCTCTGGAGCACGTACAGGTACACGTACATTTAACTTTGATAAGTCACTCCTTCCTAGTTATCAAGGAGATCTTGAGAAAGATACAGGCGTTAAGATGCCTAGTTGGAAAGATAAATATCAAGGAACTCCTGCAGAAATTGACTTTGCAATGGATAATATCCGTGAAGGACGTAAGTTCTTATATAGTGCTGGTTTAACTAATCTTCAAGGCAACATTGATAAAGAAGTTACGAAACTCAAGGTTGAAGGTAATAAAGAAATTACAAGAATTGGTAAAGAAGGTGATATGTATGCAGGTATTGTAAATGCATTTAGTTTCTAAAAATATACTTGCTATAATTATTTTAGTTAAATGATTATCGGAAATGACTCAATCGAATCCTGATGATGACTATTTTGATATTAAAAAGTTTGAAGACCTATTAACTCGTCTTGAAGCTTCTAAAGGTCGTCAGCAACGTCAGAAGTCTTTAGAAGGTCGTCGTGACACCTATGCGGCTGGTCTTGCTAACATGATGAGCAACTTCTAAATTTTTATTAGGATATATTCGTTATGGCTAGTTCAGTACCAACAGGTCAGTCAGATGTTGATGACTGGTTTGATATAGACAAATACAAACAGGCTGCTGGAGTCGCCTACGAATTTTCCAAGAAAAAAATGGAGGATGCTGGTGAACAAGATAGACAGACAATCGGCAAAGGAGCCGAAGAAAAACGTCGTGCTACCGAGCAAGAGCAACAGTATAAGCAAAAAGACGAAGAGCGAGACTACAAGCAGGCGCAACGAGCTTATAGATATTGAGCTATTTGATGCTTGGGTTGATAACTTAGATTCATCAACTCAAGAATCTTTTTGTTCGTTTGCTTCTGATAATTACTCGGTCATTGAAATATATTTATATTCTCGATTCCTTGGTTATCGAGGATCTATTACTGCGTGTGATCTCTGGGTAAAAAAAGAATATAAAAAACCAGATCATCGCCAAAAGCTTCTATTTGAAATAGATGCAATGCAAGAAGATATTCGTAAGTTAAGAGCTGATGTTGAGACAGGATTAGTTAAACGTGATGCAGGTGTTGCACGTATAGCATCTATGCAAAAAGAATTACGTGGTCATATAGATCAAGTTGAAAAGTTTACGAATACAAAAGATAGAAAAGGAATTCTAATGGCTGGTGCAGATCGAGCTATTAGAGAATTAATGTTTATCTTTAAAGATGATCCAATTGAGATTCCATTAGAAGAAGCAACTATGAGTGTATGGGCAAGAATGCAGTTAGAAGAATAGGTGAATTAAAATATATTTAAGCGAAAATTTTAGTGAATAAAAATGGGTGCTGGTACATTACAAAAAGGTGCTTTAGGACAACAGTTAGCAGCTTCTGGTCAAGCTAGAAGAGCTGAAGCCTTAAGTAGAAAAAAGAAGGGTCGGGGACCAGTAGGAAAAGGTAGAGCTAGAGCTGTGATAGAAGATCGTATGGATCAAAATGATAAAGAAGGAAAGCAAAAACAAGGAAAAGGAGGCAGACCAGGTAGACCTATTGATGGTAGACCTCCAGTAAGTAGACCTATAGAAGGAGGAGATCAACCTTTCCCAGGTAAACCACCTTGGATGGATGAGAAACCTTTCCCACCTAAAGAAGGAAGACCTTTTGAACCACCTAAAGAAACATATGATCCACCAAGGGGAGATAGACCACCTAAAGAAGGTAGACCAATAGGAGATGATTACTTTGATAAAGAAAAATTTGAAAAAATGTTCCCAGATGGACCTCCTGTAAGAACTTTACCTTATTTTCCAGGTGAAGGATCTTTACCAGGTAGACCTCCAGGAGGTAGACCCGATAGACCTTTCCCACCTAGAGATGGAGACGTAAGAATCCAACCATTTCCTTATCCTGGTAGACCACCTAAAGGAGATAGACCAATAAGAGGAAAGGATCAATTTGGACCAGGAGATATTCCAGGTAGACCACCATTTGGAGGAAAAAAAGGACCTAGAAGAGGTGGTACAGAATTTGGACCAGGTAGAGGAAGTCGTATTCCTGAAGGACAAGCAGGTTTATTTGGAAAAGTAGGTGGTGCTGGTGGACTTCAAGATTTCTTAGCAAGAATGGCTCAACTACGTGGTGGAGGAATGAAGTAATGGCTAAAGGTAAAATGCCACCTCAACTTGTTGAGTATTTTAAAAATAAAAATGCCAAGAAGGATGATGGTACAAAAATGTCAGATAAAGAAAAGCGTAAAGCTGCTTTAGAGAAAGCTAAGAAGTATAAAGAGCAAAAAAAAACAAAGTAAATAAAACTTCAGGAGATTGCGATACTTGCCAACATCCTGAAATTCAGAAACATCCTGCAGAGATTGATGATGCAGGTCGTCATGTTTAAAATAATTTATTAGTTATTATTAAAGTAATACTTTGATTATTTCTTGTGCCTTCATATACCCATCTTGCATATAGACGTAATGCGAAGGCTGCTGCACGTAATCAACAAATAAAGAAACCTAAAAATTTAGCAGACTTAAAACGAGCAAGAGATGACTTTGGTTACTTTTGTGATTATGTAGCAGATAAACCTCCTGCATATCACCATAAAGAATGGAATAGAAATTTTATAACAAATGAAGATAGTAGTTGCTTAATAAAAATTGCTGGACCAAATATTGATCTATTAGCTCCTCGTGGTTCTGCCAAATCAACTGTTCTTGGTTTATTAACTGCATGGGCTATTGGTGTTCATACACAAGCTGGTCTTCCCTTACAAGTTCTTTATCTTTCTTATACCGTTGATATTGCTCGATCAAAATCAGCAACAATTAAACGTATTATTGAAAGTAAAAGATACCAAGAAGTATTTCCTAAAGTTCGTCTACTTAAAAATGTAACAAGTAATGAATACTGGTCAATTGATCATAAATTTGCAGGTATAGATACCACTGGTGAAGAACAATTTACTCTTTGTGCTGCTGGATTAAAAGGTTCCGTTACATCTAAGCGTTCTCATCTTGTCATGATAGATGACGCTATTAAATCAGCTGCTGATATTGCTAATCCTGATATTCGTAAAACAATGCAGGAAAATTGGAATGCAGTTATCGCTCCTACTATGTTTGAAGGAGGACGAGCTATCTGTCTTGGTACTCGATTTAGACATGATGATATACATTCAACAACTTTTAATGAACAAAACAATTGGACACAAATAGTTCTTTCTGCCATACAAAATGATCCTAAAACAGGCGAAGAAAAATCATATTGGCCTGAAATGTGGTCCTTGGAATACTTAAAAGAAAAAAAACGGCAATCTCCGATTGCCTTCTCCTTC